GTAAAGATTGTATCGTTGAAGTTGAGTTTAATACAAACAACAAAGCTTATAAGATTATTCGTGGTATCAAACCAAACATCTTTGAAATTTATTGTAATGGCCAACTTCTAAATCAAGAAGCAGCTTCTAAAGATTACCAAGAACAACTTGAGAAGTTTATTCTCAAACTAAATTACAAGTCATTCACACAAATTGTAATTCTTGGCTCGGCATCTTTCACGCCATTCATGCAATTATCGGCATCTGACCGCAGGACAATCATTGAAGACCTGTTAGACATTCAAATTTTTTCTACAATGAATGGTCTTGTGCGAGAAAGGCTTTCGACAAACAAAGAAGTCACTTCATCAACTAAGCACCAGATTGAACTGGCCACACAGGCCTACGAACTAAAAAAGAAACACATTGAGGATTTAAAGAAAACAAACGATGATGAAATTCAAAAACATCAAAATGAAATTGCCAACAATTTGATTGTTGTTACTGAACTTACCTCAAACAATGAGGTGATTTTAACTAGAGTTGATGAACTTCAAAATTCAATATCTTCAAAAACAGAACTTGAAACTAAAGTTAAGAAGATGACAAAGTTGGAGTCACAGATAGAAAATAACTTGTCTAAATTTAAAAAAGATATTACCTTCTTTGAAAGCCATGATGATTGTCCTACATGTAAACAATCAATCGCTGCAGACTTTAAAGATGGTGAACTTGTATCTTTGAGAGGAAAGGTTGAAGAGAATACGCAAGCACTAGAAAAACTTGAATCTCTTTTACACCAAGAACAGAAAAAGTTGATTGAGATTGGTGAAATACAAACAACCATTCAACAACTTCAGGTGAAGATTGCTACAAATAACACTTCGATTACTGAGACCAACAAGTATATTACAAAACTTCAAAAGAAAATTGAAGAACTTAGTGGATCCAAAGTAGTGACAGAGCAAGAAGACAACAACCTAAAAGTATTGTTGGACTCTCTGTCTCAACTACAAGAAGAGTTAAAAGCATTAATACAAGAAAAATCATATCTAGAAGCTGCTTATAATTTATTGAAAGATACTGGTATTAAAACAAAGATTGTAAAACAATATCTTCCTGTTATCAACAAGTTGGTCAATAAGTATTTAGCGTCTTTGGATTTCTTTGTTAATTTTAATCTAGATGAATCGTTTAAAGAAACAATCAAGTCACGGCATCGTGATGAATTCTCTTACAACAATTTTTCTGAAGGTGAAAAACAGCGAATTGATATGGCTTTGATGTTAACTTGGCGTGCAGTTGCCAAGTTGAAGAATTCTGCTAATACCAATTTGTTGATACTTGATGAAACATTTGATTCAAGTCTTGATGCTAATGGCACCGAGTATCTGATGAATATCCTACATATGTTAGAAGATGTGAACTTGTTCGTTATATCACACAAAGGTGATGTGTTACAAGATAAGTTTGCAAATGTAATCCGTTTTGTTAAAGAAAAGAATTTCTCAAAGGTGAAAAAATGAGTGATGAAGTCCTGATTATTAATACTGCTGATAGTTTGGCAAAACCTAAAATATTAGAACCTTTACCGTTATTTAATGAACATCATCCTTTATTGTCTGAAAAAATGCCTGAGTATAAAGATGAATTGCCAAATAAACAAATGAATACATTAATTGAAAGTATGAAATTAACATTGAAGAAATTTGGTGGCATTGGTCTTTCTGCCAATCAATGTGGCATATCAGTTAGAATGTTTATTATTGGGTATGAAGACTTCAATATGGTATGCATCAACCCAAAAGTGTTGATGGAATCGGATGAAGTTGAGAAAAAAGATGAAGGTTGCCTCTCTTTTCCTGCTTTATTCTGTAAGATTGAAAGACCTCAATGGATTAATGTTGAGTTTACCAACGAACACGGGCAAGTTGTAAAAACTAGACTTGAAGGCTTGACTGCTCGTTGTTATTTACATGAGCTTGATCATATGAATGGTATTAAGTTTACCAGTTATGTTGGTCCAGTAACACTCAAAATGGCAAAAGCCAAACAAGAGAAGAGAATTAAAGCTGCGATACGAAAGAACAAGTAATGAGTTATTCATTTGACCCTAAAGATGATGTTGAAACACAATGGAAAAAATGGCTTGATTCGGGTCTAGTTTATGAAGACATTGATGAAAGTATGCTTCGTGAGAGAGTCATAAAAGAACTCTCTTATGTCTCAAAAATGGATGTGAAAGAATATACTTTGTATCAGAAATGGTGTGAAGTGCAAGAACGCTATCCATCTGTAGTTGTAAATGATCTTTGGGAAGGCGAGAAGCGTGTACTTGAAGATGAAGAACAACGCCGGGCAATTGAAGAAATCAAGCGTAACTTTTGGTTGCCAGAAACACCAGAAGCATATCAAGATTTACAACCAGAACTTCTCTACACTAACAAAGATAAGGAACTGCCTGAACTTTGGAATTGTATTCGCACATTCTCTTCTACAATGAAGAACAATTCCAATATTGGTCGTAATCTAAACTTCATTGTGCGTGACAAAGTTACCAAGAAGTATCTTGGTGTAATTTGTATTTCTTCTGACTTTCTTGACCTAACACCTAGGGACAAGTACATTGGTTGGTCTAAAGAGTTGAAGACACAAGGTGGTATGATTAACCATACTGCAATTGGTTCTACGATTGTGCCTTTGCAACCGCTTGGTTTTAATTATGTCGGCGGCAAGTTGTTGGCACTTCTATGTCTTTCTGATCCTGTACAAGAGATGTGGGAAAAATTGTATGGTGATAAGTTGGTGTCTGTAAGCACTACATCACTCTACGGCAAAACCAAAGCTGATGGTCTTTCACAATACGATAACCTCGATTACTGGCAGAAGATGGGTTTCACATCAGGTTCTGTATCATATGAACCAACAAATGAAACTCGTTATATGATTCGTGAGTGGTTAAAAACAAATCACACTCGCCGTTATTTCGAGTGGTATATTGCTAAGAAACCATCTGGCCAACCACATAAGCGTGACCATAAGAATCGCTCGTTGACATTTACATACAACAAACTGAATGTGCCGAAAGAACTTATAAAGTCTGACCATGCTCGAGGCATTTATTGGTGTCCTCTGTATGCCGAATCTGTAGAGTTTCTCCGAGGCGAACATGACGGTAAGAATATGAAAAAGTGCTTCGATTCGTCTGTAGAAGACCTAAGTAATCTATGGAAAGAGAAACATGCAAAGCCTCGCATCAAACAACTGGTGAAAAAAGGCAGAGTATCAAGTGAATCTCTTTTCTATGACAATCTGGCAACCATGTCTTGGCAAGAAACAAAAGACACATATTTGCCACAAGTTGGTCGATAAATATAGTATAGTCCTCTATATGCGGTGAGTCCGAGACAACCTACCCCCGTAGGTAGAGAGGTTTAACTCCTCTTAACCGCTCCACTTCTGTTGTTTTTTTGCAACAAAAATCCTGATTAAAATCAACAGCTTATAAGAGGCTTGACAATTCACCGTGTTCCATATAGAATGGACACATAAATTGTTACGGATACTGATATGACATTTACTGCCGAACAAAAATCGCAGCTCGCCAAGTTGATGGCGACCGAGAATCTTACGGTACAACACCAAAAGATTCATACTGCTAAGTTTGATCCAATGAATCGTATACTCTATTTGCCAATCTGGCAAAATATGAGTGGTGACCTCTATGACTTACTGACTGGCCATGAAGTTGGTCACGCTCTGTATACTCCTGCTGACGGCTGGCATTCTGCCGCTTCTGACAAGTCCAAGCCTGCAAGCTACAAGAATTTTTTGAATGTAGTTGAAGATGCTCGTATTGAAAAGAAAGTCAAGCGCCGGTATCCCGGTCTAAAGTCTTCTTTCCAAAAGGCATATAAGGAACTATTCGACCGTGATTTCTTCGGCCTCCGTAATCGTGAGCCGAATGAAATGGCGTTTATTGATCGCCTGAATATTTTTACCAAGTCACAATACACAGCAACTTGGATTAAGTTTAGTGCTGAAGAGCAAAAGTTTGTAGATGAAATTGAAACCATTGAAACTTGGGCTGATGTTGTTCGCTTGACTGATAAGATTTTCGAATACTCAAAGCATGAGCAATTCGAAATGCAAAACTATGATTTTGAATACCAATTTTCTGAAGATGAAGATGGTGATGATTCATTCGACAATGATAATGATGAATATGGTGATGAAGACGATTCTGGTGAAGACTTAGATTCCAATTCTACCAAGAATTCAAAATCTGATAAAGATGGTGAAGAAACTGATGGCTCTGAAGATGGTGAAAAACCATCCGAAGGCGATGGTGATACTGAAGATGAATTCGATAATGGCGAAAAAACCATTAATCGTGAAAAAGAATCCAGGCTTACTGATAAAGACCAGTTTACACCGGAATGTGTAACTGATGAAGAATTTCGTAAGCGTGAAAATCTTCTGCTTGATGAGAAAAGCCAACCATATCTTTACTTGAATTTGCCAAAATACAATAAAAAGTATTCGATTACTCCTGCAAAGCGTGTTATCGATCAAATCGAAGAGTTCTATACACAATCAATTGATGATTACATTCGTATTACACCAGAAAAAGCTCGTGAACTGGTAAATGAATTTAAGAATCGTAACGAACGGTTTATTGGCTTACTGGTAAAAGAATTTGAAATGCGTAAAGCTGCTAAGTCATACAGCAAGTCTCGATTATCCGATACTGGTGACATTGACATTAACAAGCTTTCTTCTTACAAGTTCGATGACAACATTTTCCGCAAAGTGATGCTTACGCCAAAAGGCAAGAATCACGGTCTAGTTCTGTTGCTTGATAAGTCCGGTTCTATGTCAGATAACATGCCTGGTTCGATTGAACAAATTTTGATTTTGGCCATGTTCTGCCGCAAAGTGAACATTCCGTTTGTTGTCTATGGTTTTGGTGGTGAAACTAATGCTTACTATCTTGACCACGGTCATAATGGTTATAATAACATTTTTTCCATGGAAGATAAAGACCTTTGCTTGACACCGGTTTTTATGCGTGAATATTTGAATTCTTCAATGTCGAATTCAGAATTCAGTCGAGCAACTAAAGCACTTTTGTGTTTGAAACAGGGTTATGAAATTCGTTGGCTTGGTCAACCTCGTTCTGAAACCCTATCCAATACACCTTTGAATGAAGCTATTTTCGCTACTGGTCACATTATGAATGAGTTTCGTAAGAAACACAATTTAGATTTGTCCAGTTTGATCATTGTACATGATGGTGATTCTGATCAAGGTAATCGTTATTATCAAAAAGATAATGATCTTGGTCGTGTGCGTGTCCGTCATTACAGTACAGATTATGAAAAGGTGATTGTTCAGGATGTTCCGAACAAGTTTCAATACAAACTTACAACAAGTCGGACACAATATGATCCGCTTTTGCTTTGTGCTTTGAATTGGTTCCAAAAAACCACAGGCTCTAAAGTTTTTGGTTTCTTTTTGACCAGTTCAGGTCGTTACGCAAAAGGTTCAATTCAAAATCGTTATGTGTTTGACGATGGCGAACATTTCTATACGAAGCACCAAGCATTCAGGCGAGCATCAAATTGGAGTGATGCTAATGCCCTTGAAGAAAAGTTGAACAAAATTATCAAGCAATTTAGAGATGAAAAGTTTGTTGCTTGTAAGACCCGTGGTTATAGTGACTTTTATATCATTGCTGGTGGCCAAGACCTCAACAATGAAAATGAAGAAATTGAAATCGAAGGCAAAGTGACTGCTTCAAAGTTGAAGAATGCCTTTATGAAGTACAATAAAAAGCGTGCTATTAATCGTGTTCTGGTCTCCAGATTCATTCAGGGCATTGCTGCCTGATGTTGTTTTTGTACAACAGGGGCTTGACAATGCTTCTGTTGTGTTTTATAATGGCTATATTGTTGATGAGGATTTATTATGTCTACCCGTGCTGAAACCCGCCAAAATTTTATTAATCGCCTAGTTGCTCTTCAGAAGCCGGTTGTAACCCGGTCCGAAGTTAAGAAAATTTGTTCTGAAATTGGTATCTCCGGTGTTCCGTGGTTTACTAAAGATGAAACAAATCGTGTTGGTCGTGGACTATACAAAGTGCCGGTTGCTGGTACTACAGCAATTCAAATGACTGCTCAAGTTTTGCCAATGGTCAAACCTGTGGAAAAATCTGATAATCGAATTCAAAATGTTTCGACCGACCTGGAAGAAACTGATTTGGTGCCTAAGGTCTACAAAAACTATGTAGCGTTTGGTAACTTTGATGATGTTTTGTCAATTGTACAAAGCAATCGTTTCTTTCCTGTTTTCATTTCTGGTCATTCTGGTAACGGTAAGACCATGAGTGTCGAGCAAGCCTGTGCTCGTGCGAAGCGTAAATTTGTTTGCGTTTCTATGACACCTGAAACCGATGAAAGTGATTTGCTTGGTAACTATGTGCTGATTAACGGTAACATGGAATGGCGTGATGGTCCTGTGACTACTGCCGCTCGCCAAGGCGCTGTGCTTTGTATTGATGAAATCGACTACGGTGCTCAGAATCTTTCCTGCTTGCAGCGTGTACTTGAAGGTAAGCCGTTCATGCTGAAGAAGAAAGGTGAATTGATTACACCTGCACCTGGTTTCACGGTGTTTGCTACTGCTAACACCAAAGGCAAGGGCTCTGATGATGGCCGTTATATGTTTACCAATGTTTTGAACGAAGCGTTTCTTGAGCGTTTTCGCAATACGATGGAACAAGAATGGCCTCCGGTTGCTACTGAGCGTAAGATTATTCGTAAGGAACTTGCTTCAGTTGGCCAAGAAGATGAAGACTTCGCTGACAAGCTTGTTACTTGGGCTGATGTTATTCGTAAAACTTTCGCTGATGGTGGTTGTGATGAAGTGATTTCTACTCGCCGCCTTGTGCATATTGTCGAAACCTTCGGTATCTTTAATGATAAGATGAAGGCAATTCGTATGTGTTTGAACCGCTTTGATGATGATACCAAGGCATCTTTCCTTGACCTGTACACTAAGGTTGATTCTGGTGCTACTGCCGAACAAATTCTGACACCGCCTGTGCCTGAAACACCGGCAGAAAAGAATGATGAAGAGATTCCCTTCTAATCATTTGCCTGTATAACGCTTGACACAGAGCGAAATCTGTGTCATAATGTCTTTCTATTTGAGAGAAAGGTCGCCTCTCAAATTTTTGTAACAAGTGCGACTAAATTTGGAGAACTTTGTAATGACGACTAAAGAAAAAGTCTTTAACTATCTGTCTAAGGACAGCGCCCGTAACACCCTTACTGCAACCCGTATGCAGAGCCTTTTCGGTGTTCGGAATCCTTCCGCAACCATCAATGACCTTCGCAATGAAGGCCATGCCATTTATTTGAACAGCCGCATCGTTAATGGCGAGCGTGTTTCGTTCTACCGTCTTGGTACTCCTACCAAGCGTATGGTTGCTGCTGGTATCGCAGCTCTTCGTGCTCAGGGAAGCCGTGCTTTTGCCTAATCTCTAAACGACCTTAGGCTAAGGAGAGATATATAATTATGTCTCTCCTTTTTTTTATCTTATGGGTGCATTATGGAAATACAAGTCAAACTTGATGAATTGAGAAAAAATAAATTGTTTATTGCCACACCAATGTATGGTGGTATGGCACATGGTCTTTATGTTAAATCATGCCTTGACTTGCAAGCTATGATGACCAAATATGGAATTGAAACCAAGTTTTCATTTCTATTTAACGAATCACTAATTACTCGTGCTCGTAATTATCTTGTCGATGAATTTTTGCGTACTGATTATACGCATATGCTTTTCATTGATTCTGATATTCATTTCAGCGCACAAGATGTTGTTGCTCTGATGGCGCTTGATAAAGATGTAATTGGTGGTCCGTATCCTAAGAAAGCTATCAATTGGCAAAATATCATTGATGCTGCTCGTAAACATCCTAATCTAGAAGCTCAAGAACTAGAAAAACTTGTTGGTCAATATGTGTTTAATGTTGTGAAAGGCACCAAACAATTTTCTGTAACTGAACCACTTGAAGTGATGGAAATCGGAACTGGTTACATGTTAATTAAACGGAATGTATTTGATAAGATGAGAGATTCTTATCCGATGATTCACTACAAACCGGACCATGTGGGACAAGCTAACTTTGATGGTACTCGGTACATTCATGCGTATTTTGACACCGTGATTGACGCCAAAGGTAGTATCACAGACGGTGGGACTGATCGTTACCTAAGTGAAGATTATATGTTCTGCCAGATGTGGCGCAAGATTGGCGGCCAAATCTTTTTGTGTCCTTGGATGAAAACACAACATGTGGGGAGTTATGCGTTTACTGGTGATATGCCAGCTGTTGCTAATTTTGCGGGTAAACTATGAAACAAATTGATTACAAATACAGCGAAGATCGTTTGATAGAAGAGTTGCGTGATTATATCGATGCGACTTATGATCAACACTATTCACAAAATAAATTTCAGGCAACGGAATTTATTATGGACTCTGGCCATGGAGATGGTTTCTGTATTGGTAATATTATGAAGTATGCACAACGATATGGCAAAAAAGATGGTTATAACCGCAAAGACCTATTGAAAGTGTTACACTATGGAATTATGGCTCTACATAATCACGACATGACTAAAGGAACTAGATAATGAAACTCTCAAGTGAAACTCTAAGTGTATTGAAGAATTTTGGTAATATCAATCCAGGAATCTTCCTCAAGAAAGGTAAGACCCTCAAAACTGTATCTTCTCACAAGAATATTCTAGCGCAAGCTACTATTCCTGATGAGATTCCCGCCGACTTTGGCATTTATGATTTGAATGAATTTCTTTCGGTTGTTTCTCTCCACAAAGATGACCTGAATCTTGAATTTGATTCAAAGAATGTTGTTATCTCTGGCCTCAAAGGTCGTAGCAAAATTAAGTATCGTTCTTGTGACTCTACTATGATTGTAACTGCACCTGAAAAGCCTTTGGCTCTTCCTTCATCTGACATTGAGTTTGAACTTTCTGCTGAAGACTTCCGTTGGATTCTTGATGCTGCTAATGTTCTTGGCAGTCCTCAAATTTCTGTCGAATCCGACGGTAGTAAAGTAACCCTCAATACTTTGGATGTTACAAATGATTCAGCACATACAGAATCACTTGATTTGTCTACTGCTGGTAATGGTGACAAGTATAAGATGGTTTTTAAGACTGAAAACATTTCTAAGATTTTGAGTGGTGCTTATGAAGTGAAAATTTCTTCTAAAGGCATCTCACACTTCAAGAACAAGAAAGGTGAGATTGAATATTGGATCACTACTGAAGTTGGTTCAACCTTTCAGAAAGGTTAATCATGGTTTTGTTTACTGATGCTGAAACTAAAACAAGTGTCTATGTTAATCCTGATGTTGTAAAAACTGTTCGGGAAACTAGGCTGGGAACTTTTTATGTAAGTAGAATCAGTTTTACTGATGACACATATGTACTTGTGACAGATGAACCAAAAATTTGTGCTGAGAAGTTGTTTAAGAAAACTTCTAAATAATATTATGTTTAAAGTGGAGAATTTTTATTATGGAACATGTTCTGTGGGTGGAATCACACAGGCCGAAAACAATTCAGGACTGTATTCTGCCAGAACGCCTCAAGAAGCCATTTCAGGAGTATGTCAATCAAGCAAACATTCCGAATCTACTTCTAGCTGGTGGCCCAGGAGTCGGCAAGACGACCGTGGCCAAGGCGATGTGCAACGAAATCGGATGCGACTACCTAGTAATCAATGGTTCTGACGAATCTGGTATTGACACCTTTCGTGTCAAAATCAAAAACTATGCTTCTTCAATGTCTCTGTCTGGTGGCCGTAAAGTCATCATCATCGACGAAGCTGACTATCTAAATCCTAACTCTACACAACCTGCTTTACGAAATGCAATCGAAGAGTTCGCATCTAATTGCTCGTTCATTTTTACTTGCAATTATAAGAATCGCATTATTGAGCCTCTTCATTCTCGGTGTGCAGTTATTGACTTCTCCCTAAAAGGTACTGAGAAAGCGCAGATGGCCAAAGACTTCTTTGGTCGTATCAAGCAAATTTTGCAAAGTGAATCGGTTTCGTTTGATGACAAGGTTGTTGCTGAACTGGTCAAAAAACATTTTCCAGATTTTCGGCGTGTCATTAATGAACTTCAGCGTTACTCACAGTTTGGTAAGATTGATGCTGGTGTTCTCGCACAGATTGCTAATGTTTCAATCTCTGAAATCGTAAAGCATATGAAAGAGAAAGACTTCGGTGCTATTCGTAAGTGGGTAGCATCAGGAGATTATGACGCAAATGTGGTGTTTAGGCAGATATATGATGCCTTATATGATGTATTAAAACCTCAATCTATTCCTCAAGCTGTTTTGATTATTGCTGACTATCAGTACAAGCAAGCGTTTGTCGCTGACGGCGAAATCAATCTTGTGGCTTGTCTTGTTGAATTGATGGGTAATTGTGAGTTCGCATAAT